CCCAGTATGAAATTTGTTCTTCTTGGTGACGTTCAATATCTTCTTTTTGTTGTTCCCACCAAGGATCATAATACCAAGGATCGGCTTGCGGATCTTCTTGTCGATCATTGCCGTTACCATAATAGAGCTTAGAGCCGGAGACACGACCCCCTCCAGAGTATTTTTTATAGTACCGTAAAGGCATTAGCCAGCATTAAATGAAGGAAAATCTAAACCGATTTTGTTGTTTGCAAGTTCGGATAAGGTTTCACTTAATGAAGGCGCTCTAGTGGTCATAAACGGAGAAACGGCGCTTTGTGTTTGTGGTATGTCTATAAGCGGAGCGTTTTGACCCCAAACAGGTTGAGGGTTATACGCCCTTAACGGCTCATTTACATAGTTTTCAAGGCCCTGCATCCCTTGTGTTATATTCTCGGGTATCTCACCTCGTTGTTCTTTGTCAAACATCCCTGTTTGACTTAATGCAGCAAGACCCAAGGCCCCTACACCCAGTTTCTTACCCATAGGTAAGTTTTTAAATTGTTCCACTAAACCAAATTCATAAGGGTTTTTGGTTTTAGGGTCTATAGCGCCTTGTCCTCCAAGAGCTCCAGCTAATTTTGCTCCCGATTGTTGTATAAAACCACCGACAGAAGATTCTAGTTTAGGTATTTCAAGGATGCTTCCAGCCCTACCGGTGCTTGTTGGGTTGGCTTCAATAAGCTCTTGTTCAGAAATACCGTATTTGTCTGCTACACTCTGGGGAGTTTCCCCTTGAGCAATAGTGTGTTGAATGTTTGGAGTGGATCCCCAGCCCCACATACCGCCTTGAGCTGCGGGTTTAAAGATAGAGCCTACGCCTCTATTGCCCTGCATACCCATGCCTGTAGCAAAATTACCCATGGCCCAACCTGTACCGAAGTCAGTTAAAGCGTTTTGAAAATCTAAATCCCCTGTTTTAATAACACCGCCAATAGCTTTACCGATACCAGCACCTATGTTGCCTCCCATAGAGAAACCAATCACACCGCCAATTATCGGAGCCACTTTCTTAACTTTTTTCAATAAACGCTTAAAAAAGGAAGTGTATTCAGGCATTCCAGTCCTTGGGTTTATTGAACCTTGACCACTGCCCACGGTGTATTCAACCGGATCAATTCCAGCACGAATAAACGAAGCATCGAGCATGTCTTCACCTTTATCACCTAAAATCCATTCGGGAACAATTCGTTCTCCAGGAGCAACATGAGCCAATTCGGTGTCTTCCATTCGACCCATACTGGCCAAACCACCCCTATTATAAGACTGAACCGGACCACCATAGTTCATTCCGGCAGGAGCAACATTGGCGTAGTCTGGACTTTCTGGGACATGGAATAGTTTACTTTGAACGTCTTCAGGGGCAGGAGCAAAACTGTCCATAGCGCCGGTGCCCAATATTTCATCAATATAGCCTTCCGCTTCTTCTTCTACCTCTAACGGCATTGAACTGACTTCTTCGTCAGGAATTTTGGAGGCTTCTGTAAGTATTTGTTCTATAAACTCTAGGGCATTTGAACCACTCATAGAGCCTACAGCTTGTTGTTTTTCTTCTGGGGAAAGTTCATCACTTTGAAGAATAGCGTTTTTAACGCCGTTCTCTATAGCCCCCATTTGCTCGGGAGAAAGCATTGAACTGTAGTCTTTCTCTTGCATAGCACCAAGACCAGAAAAACCCCTAGTGGACCCTGGTCTACTATAAACACTTCCTGGATTTAACATATCTGCAGCATTTTGAGAAACCTTGTCTAACCCCAGAACATCAATAGTTTTGTTCACACCGGACCTAACTATATCTGCAGGTTTTGCCACACCTCTCTGCGCCGTCCCTCCAGAGTAGTCTGAACTTTCTGGGACACGGAATGGATTACTTTGAACGTCTTCAGGGGCACCCCTAAAAGCAGGGGCTATTGTTCTCTGCGCCGTACCGCCATACCTTGCACCCGTATCCTTATAGGCTTCGCCAGCAGCAAGGAGTTCAGCAATCGTTTTCTGTCCTTCCATGCCCTTAGGTCTTGTCATTTCCTCTAAAGCTGAATCTGATAGCGCCATTACTTTTTCTTACTCCTTAATAAACCAACCATACGTTTCGCTGAAGCAGCAGTTTTAGCTGTTGCTTTCTTTGTCCCTAGTCTTATAGGGCACTAACTGCCTTTTTTAGCTTTAGCTTTTTTACTCTTTTTCTTTGAACCCTTACTATAAATAGCTTCATCACCTGGACGAAGAAATTTTTTAGGGTCGCCACGCATTCTGTCGCGTCTTGCTGTCATTCCTGGCATGATAATATCCTCATAAATAAATAGTTGTTGTTCCATTAGTGCTCACTGTTAATGAACCAATTGCGCCAGTGGCAGATAAGCCGTTCGACGTTGTGCTATATAGCGTGTACCACTTGGAGCCGTCCCAAACCTGCAATTCAGCAGTTGTTAGATTCCAAATGATGTCTCCTTTATTATACTTATTTTCGTCTCTATTAGTAGCTAAAACAGAGTTCGTCGCATCTGGGTCAAAAACAGAAAGGTTTAATTCAAGTATTCTAACTAAACGGTTATAGGTGTCTGGATCAACCTCATCATAAGCTATTGGTAGCCCCGTTTGAAGCAAGCTGCCCACTATCTTCTGCCGTCTGGTTTAGTGCCTAAACGAGTCGCACCAACCCTAAAACCAACACCAAGAGTGTAAGCCGTTGTGTTGTCATCATCTGATTCAAATCGTAAAACCACCTGTCTTGCCCGACCACGAACATTTAATTTTTGTGTCGTTGAAGAAATATTACTGGTTGATTTCGTTGTTAAGCTGTCTCCAGGATAGTTCCTGGTCTTAAGTACGCAATTAATTAAAGAATCACTGTTGTTTCCAGTAAACTTAATGTCAGGAATAACACGACTTACAGACTGAAGGTTTTCGCCCTCACCAAGATCAAAATCCCCTGACTCTATATAGACATTAGTCATTGCTGAACCGTCTGCATCATTGCCTTGTTCTTGTTGGTATAAATAACCTACATCAGACGTTGTATAAGCAGCACGAGGATAAGCCTCTAACCCTTCATCAAGCCATGCGGTGCGATTCATTTGACCGATAGACCAAACATTTTCGCCATAATTATAAACCACATAACGATCAATTTCACTAGAACCCGAAGAAGGATAATACCACCCTACTTCATTAAATCGTTTATTTAAAAAACCATGAACCTTATAGGCTTGCCCTTCATTAATGTCACCAAACACATAGTCATGGACATCACAAGGTATAGGCTTCACTTGACCTGAATAATTGTATACACCTTTTTTATCCATCCAAAACACACCCACAGGACTATTAACCATGGCTTTTGGTCCAATTGAACCAACACCTTCGTTCACTAGGTTTGTACTAAAAATAAACGGCTGTCCTATAAACTTCATAGAATAAAGAGAAGTATCTGTCCAAATTAAGATTTCTTGTCTAGCCCGCATTCCACCAATAATAGAAGAACCGGCAGACAAACGAGCAGAACCAGCCGTATTGATTGATTTTGGTTCCCATTCAGTAACATTTTCCTGATCACACCACGCTATAAACATGGGATCAATTGCTCCTGTCCTAGCAGTACCGCCACCATCCAATGGATCTGCTCCTAAAACAATAACATGCCGATCAATATCACTGACAAGCACTTGAAGACCAAAGGTTGGTGCTAAATTAGACCCACTTAGATCACTTAATGCCACAGCTCTATCTGTACCTAAGGTTTTAGCGCTAGTGTCCCAATAATAAAGTCCACCAGAACGTACATTCATAATTAAATCTTCACCGAAATTATCGTGCGACCAAAGCCTTAACTGATTAGCCGCAGACAGAGCACTAACAGAACCAAAAGTGCCATCACCCCAGGTACTTGCTCCCCAACCTGAACCAGAGACATATTCGTCTAAGCCCACGTTAATTTGATAAGCCCCAACGGTGCTGCCTCCCCCACTACCGCTATCACTACCGTTCGCAGTAACTGTATCGCCGTCAGTGTCTTTGGCTTCAATGGTGTAGCTATTGGTATTAACAATAGTTGCAATTTGATATTCTTGGTTTAATACAGTGCCCGTAATTAAACCACCTAAAGTGGCAGCACCACTATAGGTTACAAAATCATTTTGTTGTGCTCCATGACTCGTATCCGCTACAGTAACCGTAGCGTCTCCATTAGTAGCAGAAAAAGTAACGTCCCCTGCCGAAGTAGTGGCCCTAATAGGGGTAACATCGTTAAAGTTAGCGCCCTCTTGTATATAGTATTTCCAAGTTGTACCTAATCCTAAGTATTTAGTAATATTTAAATCTACCCAAGAGTGGAGCGCCCGACAGGTCGACAAAAACGTACTGGGGGTGTCTTTAGCCCAACCGCCTATTTTTTCAGGCAAACCTTTACGAAAACGAATCAAATTAGCATCGAACCAACCGCCCTTGGCAGTCAGCGCTGTGCCTTCTTTTTTGATTCCAGGACTAAATTGTGTTTTGATTAAAGGCACTATTCTTTTTCACCCTTAAAGCTCTTTGAACTCCCAGAGGTTCCTGCATAGAGCCCGAACCATGCAGCTCCTGCACCGACAACAATAGAAATTAAGCCCGATTGTTCAAAACTAGGCTCCGGTAAATCCATGAACCAGAAAGTTGTGTAATAGAGAAGATACATATAGACCGATAAAAACACTCTAGGAAATATTCTCCAGCTATCAACAGCTTGAGCTACAAAGATAATTTTTTGATAAGGGTTATTGTTAGTAACATCTTCTAAAGTTCTGATCTTGTCTTTTAAAGCACCGATCTCTTCGATCATTGCCATAAACTTGTTAAGGTCCATTTCGACTTCATTTCGATCCATGTCGCCACCAAACCTACCGCTAGGATAATGTTCATCGCCCATAATTCACCTATACTGTATACACGTCCAAGGCATCAGCCTTGCCTTTAACTTTAATTGTTGATATTAAGTTTAACTCAAATTTTGTGAA